TCTTCTATTAAGGGAGGTGACGTAATGATGCCCGATTTACTCCAAGCCGGATACCATATTGGCTTAGATACTATTGGCCAGTCTTTGCGTAATGCAAATATGCAATTGCGTTCTGATCCCGTTATCGCAAAGGCTGACGTTGGACCGTGGAACCAAAGCACGATAGAGGCCGACATGGGACGTGTCCCCCTTGAATTGGGCCGTAATTAATAGATTGTAATGACAATATACCATTTATAATATTCGCAATAATAATAAATCGCAAATATTATATAAGAAGACGTATGGAAAAAGGAGATGTTTTAGGATATGTTATAATCGTACTGATATTGGCGATATGTGGATACACCTATTACGATAATGCCGATAGTTTTCAATTGAAGTGTATCGTATCTACCGTAGACGGAAATAAGTATTGTGTACGCGACCGTAAACGCATTGCCGAAGCTGCCGATTTATTAGCCAATGTTACCACAAAATGTAAAGAATTGGTCAAATATATGGACGAGAACCATAATGATAATCAGGACGTTCGTCAACTAGTATCCGGCTTTAACCCCGCCAAGGTAATGGAGACGTTACCCACGAGCACATTTACTGCATATAGCGAGAACAAAGGCGAGAAGGTTGCATTTTGTTTAAATCAGCAAAAAGCGGACAATAATAACTTAATTGATGAGAATACGCTCTTGTTTGTAGCCATTCATGAACTAGCACATATAATGACAAAGTCAATCGGGCATAAGAGTGAATTTTGGGCAAATTTCAAATTTTTACTAGAAAATGCAAAAGACGCGGGTATACACGACCCAGTTGATTACAAGAAGAAACCTCAGGAGTATTGTGGAATGAAAATCCGCGATAATCCATACTATGATGCATAGAAAAGAGGAATATGATTATTATTTGATTATCATTATTTAACTATAATCAAATATAAGAAATACTATAATGCGACATTTACGCCACCATCTTTAAACCGCCCACTAGATTGGCACCGATACCGAAACCGGCACCACCACGAGCATTCACACCCATAGAAGGAATGAACACATCAAGAATGCTAAACGTAGCAGCAGCAGTCAGGGCGATGATTACGATCTCCTCAACATTAAGCTGTTTCTTGGGGATAGCAAAGGCGGCAAGGGCAACGACTAAACCTTCAATGAGGTATTTAATCGCGCGTTTAACTAAATCGTTCAAATCAAGCATTGTGATTGTTATATTATATTAGAACAAAAAAATTTACCTTACCAATTAATTATATGCTAAATAAATACGGGGGGTGTTGCCGTAAAATATATTCTAAATAAAACACTTAAATAAAGGTTCGTATATCATTTATACTGCTAAATGTCTACGTTTGAGAAGAAGCAAAACCCCGATGGAACGAAGAACACTAAATACGTTGACCTATGTGACGAGGATCCTCCCATTGCAGGACAAAAGTTCGCGTGTATGTCGTTTGTCTCACCTGACAAGATTTTGAAGAAGCGCGAGGTATATTTGTTTAATCAATTTATTAAGAATTGGGAATTCTCTAAATCAATGGAGAGGTACTTTGAGTTTATTCATTTCATTGCATATAAGTATAGCTTAAAGGCGGAGACCCTGATTAACGATTTCAATGAATTTGTTAAGGAAGAGTCCGATAAATTGAAGAAAAGTGGTATTGAGGACGATTATAAGAATTTCTTAGATAAGCAAGAAGATAAGCTAAATGAAACGTTTAACCGTGAACACGCGTTTCAAACCTCCGTGCGTGGTCTAAAAGTTAGAGGAGTATACTCTACTCAGGACGAGGCAGAAGAGAGATGTAAGAAAATGCGTGAACACGACCCGAACCACGACATTTATGTTGGGCCAGTTGGAGTGTGGGTTCCGTGGGACCCCGATGCATACAAGACCGGACGCGTTGAACATTTGGAGGAACAGCTAAATGCATTGCACAAAGAAAAACTGAAGAACGAGGAGATGGCGAAGAAGGAATTTGAGGAGCGTATCCGCGAGACGAAGAAGAAGGCAATTATGGAGAACATTGAAAAGGCAACTAAGAGCGGTAACGTTCTTACACAGACTATGGACGGAGAAGGAAATCTGATTGGTGTAAAAGAAACAGTAGATTTTGATAGCAGAGATGCAGTCGTCGTTGATGCTGCTCAGTTGCGCGATGAAGTGTTGGCAGATACTAAAACAGATGCTACCGAATAAATGTAAATATAGATAACTATTTAGTAAATGCGTAAGATTTTTTCATACGCATTTATCTCTTGGAAAAATTGATTGTAATGTATCTAATTATGATACTATAAAATAACCCTACAACAATGAATACTTTCTCGTATATTGTACACAAGCTCAATTCGTCAACCGATGAACAGTATCATTTTGACCTAACCAACCTAAGTATAAACAATCGGTCTGCTTATATGGCATTAGATATAAACAATACAATAAAACGATTTGGGCACCCATTTAGTTGTAATTTAATTCAAAATATGATCTTTCAACTGCGCGGTGACGGAAGAGAAATAAACCCGGGTGGATTGAACAAGTTTGAACATTTTAAGATGATTGAACATCTCTCATTCATTTCCGATGACGTTAAGAAACACGTTCGTATGATGCATATTCTTAGCCAACGGCACTACTCTGCATTGTGTAAGTTCGCATATTTATTTAAATTAAAGCGAGCACCTATTATTATGCAGACCGATTTATACTTGAATGATTTGAACCAACAACAGCGCAATGTCATTACTATATTTCAACATAATTGTCGGTATTTATTCAGTATTACCGATCTGAACAAGATAGTAGAAACCTCTGTATGTAATTCCCCCTATTTCATATCCGAACCATTGCCAGTAAAAAACCCATACAACAATTTGCCTTTCTCAAAATCGGACTTATATAATATTTACTTTCAGATTAAAGACCGGCTGATACGCACGCCGGAAGTATTATATAAGTTCTTTCTCAGCAATTTCAACTTGACTGACTTTCAACGAAACAATCAGGTATTAATAAGAAATAAATACATAAACCAGTTTGTTGAAAACGAAGATGAAGCGACCTTAGTAGACTATATACTCAACTTGCTTACATACGACGCACGTATCAAAATTGATCCAGATTTTCCGGACAACACGTTGGTTCTTATATTCAAGCCCTATTTACGACTGTACTTGGAGATGAACTATTCATTTGATTGCACCATTCGTCACCGCGCAAAATGCCTTCTTATAAACAAATTGAATGTCTTCTATTTACACAACCCTCAATTTGGAAGACGAATATTTAAAATCAAGAATAAACGGGTTATCGGGGCCATGACATACAACACCGACTATATTGAGTTTAATACACGGTCCCCAGTACAACCACCCTTTTTAGAAACTCACACGATATTCAGTGCGGAGTATCATCGTGTACACGATATGCATATACAAGATGATACTTTTGATTCTGACGATGAACCTGAGCCTGAACCTGAACCAGAACTTGAAGTTGAACCTGAACCAATAGAATTGAATAATCAAGTAGAAGTGGAAGAATACAACGAGATTTCAGACCAAGAAATGTCACTTGCCGACGGCAATGAGTTCAGAGACTTGGCTGCAAATGTCTATCGGGATAATCTTCAACATTTCAATGCCCCATTCATTCACGGTAACGAGACAATAGACTATTTTGATATTGATACGGATTTTGACGAAGAAGATGAGGAAATGTACGATCCGTAATTCATTACACAATACATATATTACCATTTGTTTTTTTTAACATTAATAGCTGGTCCGCTGCGTTTCTTACCCTTGCTTGGGTCATATGCTTCATCTTCATCGTCAGACCCCATACTCTTAGATATCTCCCAAAACTCCTTTGATCCCAATCTGAAATCAGGGTGTTTTTCGGCTTTATACCAAAATATTTGATCATTTAGCTTATTAGATTTCGCATTATTATTAATCACCAGACATTCGTAGTTCTCTGTCGTCTGGTCCATCACACCACAAAACGCTTCTAGCGTCGGAAACATACTCGCATAGTTCTCCCAAATACGCTTTCGGTTTGTGAGATACGGTTCTCTTAATATAAATACATAATCAATATTTGTTCTTAGATTAGGTGGGATACCCAAGGGATATTGCATTGTAATGATCAACATCACTTTCCAATGACGACCATTCATAAATAGTAAACGCATCATTTTATCACGTGTCCATGATTGGTCATATAAACAATCATCTAAAATAACAAAGGCACGGGGATCTATGGTTGACTTGCGATATAATTCTATTTCTTTGTTTACCTGTTTTAGAACCGTCTTTTGACGTCGCAGCACGTTCTCAATTAACACTGTATTATATTCTTCGTGAATAAACAACTTGGGTACGTGGGCCGCATAGAAACCGTTTCCGGCTTCTGTTCCTGATATGACGGTTCCGATCGGTATATCTTGATGATAAAATAATAAATCTCTTACTAAAAATGACTTACCTGTATCACGACGCCCAATCATAACAATTACCGGACCCTTGTTCTCGTCAGGCTTAAATGTAATATCACGCATATTAAACCTTTTTAATTCTAGCGTCATTCAGTATATATACGATATAGATATAATTGGGAATACGTCTAAACGCACTGTAAACTACATTAAACCAAATGAGTTTAGATGTTTGGTTTTTTATATATAAATCCAGTATACCATTTAGATATAAATGCCGGATTTGCCAGTATTCCCTATTACTTTATATAACAATGTCCACTTAGATTTGAATAGTTTAGAAAACTCATTTGAAGGTTCTCCTGATGATTTGAAAAATGATTATAATCCGTTTCGTATCAGTGGGCTTCAAACATACAATCCATTGTATACTCGTTTTCTATCATTAAACAATGATAATGTTTCTTCTGTTCAGTTAAATCACAAATACCATATTGTAAACAGTAGTACAGTTAAGGACGCAACAACTGGTATAATTGATCACGATAAGGCGGTTTTTATTAAGTACTCTCCTCTACTTGATCCAATACGATATATGATTGGCAAATATGAACCCGATGGATCTGATATATACAAGTTACCCCAATTAAACACATCAGGTTATCCTAAGATAGACGATGTGAACAACGCTGCATATACCGACTGTTTTTTCTATTACCTAACCAGTAAAATATTGCACGAGTATAACTTCGTGCACGGAACAGACTTCTATGGTAGTTTTATCGGCATTCAAGACAAATATAAAATGAATGTAGCCGACGATATTGAGTACCTGAATACATCGCCGTTCTTTAATGAAAATTTAAACAAATTATTTTCTATATGTAATCACGACACATCTTCTTACTATGCAGATAGTTCTCGTACAAACCGAACAAAACTAAGAATATCTAGTGGAATTGCTCATAATATTAGTGCAATTAGTCTAGCTGATGTAATGGATATTGGAGAACCTACTACCGAAATAGGAGAAACCGAAACTATTTATGATAACCGTAATAAAGCAGAAACCTCGGTAAAATCATCGTCTAATTCTAGTTCTAATTCTGATTCTAGTTCTGATGATAATAGTGACTATAACGATAGTTCAGATGAAACCGAGGAGGACGATGCTGACGAGGAAGGGGGCGAAGACAGTGAGAACGATGAAGATTGGGAAACAGATTCAAATGAAGACGGCTCTGCATCAGACGATACGTGTGACGATGACGTACAAAGCGGGTATATACATAAATTTCCAGTACAGCTGATATGCTTAGAAAAATGCAAAGGCACCATAGACGAACTGTTTTTGAATAATATGTTAGACGTAGACAGTGCAGCGGCCGCATTATTCCAAGTGATAATGACTTTGATTGCATATCAAAAGATGTTTGCATTTACTCACAACGATTTGCATACAAATAATATTATGTATATTGATACAGATGAACCATATCTGTATTATAAGTACGAGAACGTAACGTATAAGGTTCCTACACACGGTAGAATATTCAAACTCATTGATTTCGGTCGTAGTATTTTTAAATTCGGCGGAAATACCATATGTAGTGATAGTTTTGCACTCGGTGGAGATGCTGCCACCCAATATAATTGCGAACCATACTATGACAATACGAAACCAAGAATTGAACCAAATTATAGTTTTGACTTGTGTAGATTAGGTTGTTCTATTTACGACTTCATTGTTCCCGACGAGGGAGAAGACCATTCTAAATACGATGACCTACAAAAAACCATACAGAGATGGTGTTTAGACGATAGAGGGAAGAATGTGTTATACAAACGAAATGGAGATGAGCGGTACCCTAATTTCAAATTATATAAGATGGTTGCGAGAACCGTCAATAAACATACTCCGCAAGCACAGTTGAAATATTCATACTTTAAACAGTTTACTTGTTCTGATAAGAAGGTGGTAGGCAAATGTATGGACATTGACCAATTGCCTAGTTGTGTTTACACCCTTGAACATTTAAAATGAGACAAATTTACTTAAAGTTGTTTTTTCGTGTCCTATAATTTTTTATGTATTTATATAATGATTCGTACATAAATCTTTATTATATATTTTTTTATTGCATGGTTTCCCTTTATTTATTCCCCTTTTCATTATTCTTTTACATCCACAATTATCGGAAATTATATTATTGTCTATATCTGAAATAATAAGTTTAATACATTCATTAGTTTTGTTTGAAATTTTTAAATTAGAATTATTTTTTGTTGATTCACTTGATTTGGTGATTTCTTTATTTTGATTTATTGTTGTTGAAATTAATCTATTTAAATATATGGTTTTCTCATTAGTAAAATAATCTAAAAACCTTGTATTTTTTAAATATCCTATTCCAATTGGATTATATATTTTTTTTAACTCTAATATATTTTTATATTCAACGTATATTTCACCCGACTTCATTTTGTGGTCTTCAATTGTATTAAATAATTTTA